CTCAGGCCGGATATCCGGGTGCCTTTCGAAGTTCCTATCAATAACCCCCTTCTTCAACACCACCGGCTTGTCTTCCTTGCCCAGCCTCTCCAAATCCTCAGTATTCAGGCCCGGCAGGGTGTTGTCCTGGTCAAAATCAATCTTCACGCTGTCGATCTTCTTTTGCTTTTCCTCCTGGGTCGTCTTGGCCTCCCCGCCTGAACCGCCGCCGGAACCGAATTGACCGCCCTCATCCCGGGGGTGGTCTTCCTCCTTCCAATCCTTAGCCCATAATTCCGCCAATCTTCCGACTTTGGCCACTTTAGCCGCCGAGGCCGCTTTAATTTCCACCGGCCTTCCGGTTGCGGCGGGGGAACCCCAAACGGGCGCTATGTCCGACGACCCGGGTCCAGGGCTCAGCCCTGGGAAAATTTTGGCCAGTTCGCCTTCCATCTCGGCCTCGCCGCCTTCCAGGTCCAGGTTGTTGAAGCCGCTGTCCGGGTCTTGAACCAGGGCGGCCCGCACCTCGGCCGAGGTCACCGCCCCGGCCTGGATATAGACGGCGGCGGTATCGGCCCTGGTCTTGCGGATGTCGGCCTGGACCTTCTCGTCATCCCTGGAGAGGGCGGCGAAGGCGAAGTCTATGTCCGGGCTTATCTCCCCCGGCCCGTTAAGCTGAATGACCCGGAGGGCCGTTTCCAGCCCCGGCCGCAGAATCTTCTCCTGCTGGCTGGCCACATGGTCGTAGTAGTTCCGCAAGTCGCTCTCCCCGGTGGGGTTGAAGCCGTTGGGGGAAATGCCCAGGAGCTTGACGGCCGGCACCTTGGCGATGCAGGCTATGAGTTCCAGGGCTTGCTTGACTATCTCGGTCACGCCGGAGAGAGGCGTGGCCAGGTTCAAGACGTTTTCGGCTTCCTTGTCGATGGCCAGGATGCCGTCGTTGGAGCGGTTCTGCACAAAATAGGCCAGCCGCCTTTCCAGGATATTCGCCGGGCCGCCGCTCAAAACAGAACTCATGTCCGTTTGCAGGATGGTCAGGGAGAACTTGGTGAGTAACCTTTGGGCGGCCAGACGGCACTCCTGGAAATGCAGGACGTAATCGTAGAGAATCTGGGCCAGGGGTATGCCGAAGAAGTTGTAAGACGGCCGCAGGATGACCGGGGGCTCGTTGGATACCACCCGAATCAGCCGGGAGGCGTGGACTTCCAGGTTTTGGATCCACCAGGTGGACGGCCGGAAATAGTGGGGCGAGAGCGGGTCGATGGTGTTGTATTGGCCAGGAAAGACGCTGATGGGCTCGACCACGGTGAAGCCACGGAGGCCGCCGGGCTTGAGTTCCGCGCTTTTATCGGAGATGTCGAGGGGCGTCTTTAGGTCGGCTCCGGCGGCCCCGGTGTCTATGAAAATGAGGCAGCCCCCGTAGTAGCCGGTCAGGGTGGCCGCCCGGTGGAAAACCGACTGGAGTTTGAATTTCTTCAAGTCGTCGCCCAGGCCGTCCAGGGTATCGTCCTGGCCGTTGCCATTCCGGTCGGTAATTTCTCCCCGCCGGGTCAGCTTTATCCAGGTCCGGGTCATTTCGCCGGCCACGGTATCGACACAGGCCGAGACCAGGCCGTTTTGGGTCAGGCCGGCCAGGAAGGGGTAACCCGGGAAGGGGGTGGCGCCCAGCCCCAGGCCGGCCTCGAACGAATGCTGAATCAGGCTGTAAACCCCGGCCCCGGCAAGCTGGGAATCGGCGGCCCCTTGCACTTCCAGGTTGGCCCCCAGGGTCCGGGCCGGGCCGAAGATCCGGCGGATTTCTTCGGGCGTGGGGATGGCCCCTTGGAACGGCCGCCTCTGGGGCCTGAGGCCCCAGACCCCCGAATCTTCCACCATCCAACCGGCTTCGGCCGCCGGTCCATGCGCCGGCGCCATGTCCGCCGCCCCGGTCCAGGCCCCCGGCCTGGCCGGCGACGCGGTCCGCGGGTTGCGGTTTTTCCGGGCCCGGCGGCTCATAAACGCGCCCCCCGGCCCATGAACCCCCGACGCAGGATGGCCGGGTTTATGGAGAGAGGCGGCCTCTTTTCAATCAGAAGGTTGTAGGCCCCGGAGCAGGCATCGGCGTGATCGTCGTGGGCAGCTTCAGGGAAAGCCTCAAGCGCGTTGAATAGCTCATTATTCCAAGGTGCCCGCAGAAAAAAGACATTGCCGGCCTCGCATTGGGCAGAGAACGGCCCAAACCTGGTAGGCTTTTCCCCACCCTCCGGGCGGCTCTTAACCGGCCAGCCATGTAACATCAGGGCTAAATCCTGAACCTGGGATTTGCCGGCTTGTCCAGGGTCTTGCGGGAGACCCACCGCCACAGTTTTGCCGTCCTGCTCGGCCAAATTGCGGATGGCCTGCCGCACATGATGGGGGCCCTCTCTCATACTTTCGCAATGCAGAACATAAAATCGCCCATCCACGGCCTTGCCCATTTTTATGCCCACCGTGAAGTCCGGGTTATTGGTCTCGGTTTTTTTTGTGGCCGCCAAATCCCAATAGCGGATTGTCTGCAAATCGACCGGCGCGGCGTCAACCACTTGACACCAGGAACGCTGGAAATAGAGTCCGGCCGCCGGGCGAATCTTCCAGTTGCCACCCAAAAGCCGCTCCCGGTCCACCCGGGGCAATGCTTTAAGGTTGGCTAAATAGCCAGGGTCGGCTTCCATCAAAATTTTGTTGTCGTAGAGAGACGAGGCGATAAATGTAACACTCTTGGGCTGGCACTCATGGCCGTAAGTTTTGACCAATTCTTCCGCCGTGTCAGCCCAGATAACTTTATCGTTAAGGCTGACCATCCAGCGAATTTCTCCGGAACGCTCAGGTGTGGCCAAACCGGTTTCTTGATCTATCCACCAGGATATAAACTCGGCCACCCAGGAATCCGAGTCAGGGTTGCAGGTCGCCCGGACATAGGGTTTGATGCCGCAAAGGCCGCGGTTTCGGGAGAGCATATAAAAGAACTGGCCCCGCGTGAAGTGGGTCAACTCATCGAAGGCGATGAAAGTAATTTGGCTGCCCTGCCAATCCAGAACGGACACTTCTCGGTCTAAATGAGCGAATTTAACCCTGGCCCCGCTGGGGAAAATCCATTCCATCCTGTATTCTTTTGGCTGGCCGCCTAGTCCAGGGTAAAGTTTCAGCGATTCATCCCAGAGCCCGCCGGGGCTGAGCACTTGAATGGCGTTTCGCCGGAAAATGACCGCGTTGAAGCCAGGATTTCCAATATGCCGTAAAGGCTCAAATTCCAAGCCCCAGGTTTTGCCGCCGCCGGCCGCGCCGCCGTATATGGCGATGTCGGCCGAAGTGGACAAAAAAGCCTCTTGCGGGCCTGGCTGAGGCTTAATCACGGCCATTATCGGGCATCCTGTAAATCTGCCGTTCCGCCTTTCCGGCTTGGTTCATGGAGATATTCAAATTCAACTTTCCTTCGTCCGGGGCCATCGCTTCAAAGGCGGCGGCGAATTTCAGGGCCAGAGCAAGGTAATTAGCGGCGTCCTTATGGCCCAATTTTTTTAAGTCGATGTTTTGGAGTTTCCGAAGGCCGGCGGCCGTGAGTTGGTCGCTTATCCGGCCGGCCCGCCGGCGCCGGGCCTTTATCTCGGCCTTTATGGCCTCGGCTTCCTCCCGGGCGATGTGGTTGTCGTATTCCCGGGCCCTCTCGACCCACCCGTTCTTTTCGCTCCAACCGAAAACCAGCTTTGAATTTTTCCCGATGGCCTCGGCGCACTTCCTAAGGCTCCGGCGCGGAAGGCCGCCCTTATATGGCTGCTCGGCATACACCCAAAACGCGGCAAAAGCGGCCGAACTCTCGCCGGGCTGCCGGCCCCAGGGTTCGCCGGCCTCAACTGTCATCCCCGAATATCTCGGCGGTGTCTATTTCCCCCAGGGCGGCCACGGCTTTTTTCATGTCGCCCTTGCAAAAAATCAACACGTTCTGATGGGTCTTGCCCAATTTGCGGCTGTTGCTGAACTGTTTACCCACCCGCACGACTAAGGAGCCGGCGGCTGAAATCAAAATGGCCTCGTTGTAATAGGCCAGGCCGGCGTCCAAAAAAGCCTTGACGGTATCGCTGACAAAATTGCAATACTCCCCGCCCTTGGCCCGGACTTCCCCCACCACGAAACAGGCGAAGCGGTCAGGGGCCAGGAGGGCGGCGGCGTTTTGTATGATTTGCCGGTAAAGGCTTATAAATTCAGGATATGGCTTATTGCTTAAATCGTCCGGGTTATCGCTGTATTTTTCCAGGTCAACATAGGGCGGGCAGGAAAAAAGGAAATCATAACCACGGCCGGCGAGGTTTTGGATATTGACCGAATTACCGGCAACCCAGGACGGCTCCGGCGGGCAGCCGGGCAGGGCCGACAAAACCTCGGACCAATTTAGGCGGTTGGCCTCGATTTGACGGGCCGAGAGGTCCACGCCGAAATATTCCCGGCCCAGGGCCGCGGCCACGATTCCACGCACGGAGCCGCCGGCGAAAGGGTCCAGCACCCGGCCGGCCGGCGGGCAGAACCACCTATAAGCCAACTCGCACAGCACCGGGTCAAAAATGGACGTGCCAAGCTGCTTGATTTCGTCCGGGCAAAGCCGGGCGAATTCCTCCCAGGTCATCTTTTCGCCCAGATCTCGTTCAAGTTCGTTTTTGGCCCGGTAGGCGCTTATGGGCTGGCTGGAAATCGAAAAAGTCAGGCCCCGGGTCTTCCGGTCGCCGTCATTTCCCCGGCCGATTTCGCTCTTGATTCCGAGCCGTTTCCAGACGGCCTTCCGCTCCTGCCAGGGGCCCATTCGGGCGTCCAAGACGGAAAATGGCAGGGCCAGGAACCGCTCGGCCAGGCTTTGCCCCGCCTCCTGGCGGTCGGCCGGTGTGTCGGAGGCCTCGGCCTTCCCGAGCAGTTCCTCGATAAGGTCCGCGCTAAAGCCGCTCAAGGTGGGGTCGAAGCCCTCGGCCTGGCTCAATTCGTCCAGGAGGCCGGCCAGGGCCCCCTCGTCCATCACGGCCAACTCGGCCAGCCGGTTGTCAGCGATGAGGTCGGCCCATTCTTCGGCCTCGCTGGCGTAATCCTGGAAATCCACCGGGCACTCGGTCAGGCCGAGCCGCAGGGCGGCGGCCAGGCGGCCGTGACCGCGCACGATGAACCCGGAGCGGTTGCTGACCGTAATCGGCGCCCGCCACCCCTGCGCCTCGATGATTCGGGCCAGGAGGGAAATTTGAGCCTCGGGGTGCTGATTGGGATTCCGCGGATTCGGGATTATCTTCTCAACCCCGACCATCGCGTCATGCGCGCAAAAGATTTTCACGCTGTCCTTTCGCTCCACCTTTGCCCTACCTTTTTGGCTCCGTTTTTTTGCTGGCCTTTTTGGCCTGGGGCGCTTTCGGTCGCTAACGCTCCCTGAAACTGTGGTCAGTATAAGCCCGGTTTTTTAGGGTGAGCCGAAATGAGCCGGATTTGACCCGCATAGATACGGATATGACCCGAAATAAACTGTTGACAGGGGTTTTTGACGAAAAAAGGGCCGCCAAGGTGGGGGCGGCCTTGCGCGTCAAGGATTTAAGGGCGGTTTTGGGGTGGTTTAAGAGGCGTTTTGTGAGCGGCCGGAAATTTGGGCTTTTACCCAGTTACGGAGATCTTCCCGGGTGGTCACCCAAGGCCCCCTGGCGCTCAATTTTGAGGCCGGGAAATCCGGGCGCTTGAGGAAATCTCTTTTGACTGTCGCTTGGCTTAAATTCAGGGTTTGGGCAATGTTGGGTATTCCGACTATCAAGAGTGGGTCTTGCTTGTCTTTCACCTAATGGCGTCCTTTCTGGTTGTGGGGCCATATCAAAGACTTAGCAGAGATTAACCGATTGCCGCCGGCCTGTCAACTCGTAATCCTATTATTTTATTTATGTTGCACGAATAAACCATTACCGCCAGATATTTTATAATGCCTTTGAACATCATAGACAATAAAAGCATTGAAATAAGATTTTGATTATGAAAATATGCGATCATGGAGGACGAAAAATGACCAAAACCAAACGCCCGATTATAAACCCTTTGGCCGAGGCCCGGGCCGCCGCCGTGGCCGCCGCCAGCGTGGAGAACGAATTGCAGGCCTTGGAACGCCAGGCTTGCACCTGCCTAATGTGCGGCGCGGAGTTCGACCCCGCCAAGAGCCAAGGTGCGCTCTACCCGCCGCCGTTCTGCCCGAATTGTGAGGCCGAAATCGCCGAAAATGTGATATAGTCCCCCGCATGGCTGAAATTTTTATTCAATACGAAGCCGGCCGCCGCTTTCTGGCCTGTGGATTTTTCCCGCCCCCGGGCCTTGCCGGCCTCAAGCCCGGCCAAGCCGGCTCCGTGTTCACCGCCTTGGTTCTGGACGTGCCGGAAAATCTGCCCCCCTGCGAGGTGGCCGAATTGTTCCAGGCAACCAAGATTGACCCGCCCTGCTTCCGGGTTTCCTTCGCCGACCTGGGGCCAGGCCGAAAAATTATCGGCAAGACAATCACATTGACCGAGGCCGCCGAAATAACCGGCCGTTTGCGCGGCACTCTGAGCGGGGCCGTCAGGCGCGGCGAACTCCCCACGTTCAAAAACCCGGCCGCCCGGCCGGGAAAAGGCAACCGGGAACACATGGTCAACAGCCTGGACCTAGACCGCTATATCGCCAACCCTGGCCGACCATGGGGCCGGCCTCGGAAGCCCGAGGCCCCGGCCGCGCCACCGAAGAAGCGCGGCCGGCCACCAAAGAAAAAGCCCGGCTGACCGGGCTTTCGTTACGACAGGAAAACCCCCAGGCGGGGGCTTTTTTGTGTCCCGGTTTGTGCACCGGACGGTGTATTCTGGTGCTTTTTTTGTGTCCTTATGTCGCTCTAAATCGCTGAAATCGTTAGGTGGCGTAGAGTTGGCAATCCCGCTGGGGGAGGGCTCTCGCGAGCCCTGCCCCAGACCCCACCCGCGCCGGG